ATTTTTTTTTAGATCACAAAACCAGTGTCTAAAAAAAAACGTAGCCGTTGACAAAATCAGGATTTTATATACACGGGCGAACAAGCACAGCTTAGGCAAGCTGTGCTCCGCACAAGCTATCACTGGTCAAACCGGAGTAAATCCTCCGCCCGGATGCCTAAACACTTCGAAAGACTAGCCGCATATTCCAAATTTAATTTAGAAAATAAACGCTGGTGCTGTTCAAGTGCCCTAATAGTACGAACTGGAACACCGGACGCATTCGCAAGGCTAACTTGCGTAAATTTTTTACTTTCTCTCAATTCAACAAAATTACACATAAAAATATCTCCTTAAATAAAACCGTGGCGCATTTACACCACGGTTTTATTTTATTTTTAATCATTATCACGTCAAAAATGGTTATATGATTTTTTAACATATCGCAACGCCTGGCATCATGGCGGGGACCCCGTGCCCCACCCATTCAACCAGGCGTTGTAAATATGTTATAAGTATCATATAAACTATAGTATTTTTTATGAGCCTTAAAGAACTGACTACCTACCTTTTCTTTCATTGGGTACCATATTTTAACCGATACAAATAGATTGCCTATACTAATCATGGACAATATTTTTCCAATCAATCCATAATTAGATACTTTTCTATGTACAAGTTCATATTCTATTAATGAGCGTATTTGTCTATCAATCATCCGGTCAAACTGACTCACCAGTACAATATCATATCCGTATTTCCTATGCTGCGTAAAAAAGGATAACCACTCATTACGACCAGTACACCCCCAATCCCTCGAGTTAAATAGTATCTGACATTCATCAATCACTAATAATATACTACCCTCTTTTGGTCTTTTATTTTTAAATAACTTTTGTGAGTATTCTATAAGTCTTTGGGGCGTCAATTCCAAGTTATCAATATAGAAAAACGAATCATAGAATCTTTTAGCCTTTATCTTTTTATAGTTCACATGAACATCAAAATTGCAGATTGTTGGACGCCCGGAACGGATTCTATAATACAACTTTTCCGCCAGATGTAATGATTTACCGCTACCCGGCGTACCTGAATACAATGTTATCAATATATATTCACCTCTATTCTATTGCCCTAATCCATCTTAAAATAATTTGATACACATAAAACAAACCAATTGCCACAAGCCACGCTTCACCAATTGCAATAATCTGACTTATAGGCAAGAAGTAATTGAGATAGCCTAAGCATGGCAAATCCTGCATTTTATTTATAAATGTTATAAATGGACTTGTAGGCAAGAACTTTAATATTTTATCGAATATGCCCGATACTGCTGAAAAATCCATAAAAATTCTCCTATCCTTTTATAATGTTTCGTGTTACCAAAATCAGACCAACAATGAATGTTAGTAATATTCCAGTTCTAAATATTGTTACCAGTGGTTGCACCTTGTCAAAATTCAGATGGAACGTATATTCAAAATTTAACGAATCAACTTTTAAAGTATATTCCCAATCCGGAGCAACAGGTTTCGCCTTTAATACCTCGAAGCACCGAACCAAGTCAAACGGTATGCAGAACGGAAAAATAGTTGTCCATCCGTCATATTTTAATTTGTTATTCTTATCATCCGTTGGCGGGTCTGGATTAGTTGTATCATCAATAACATCATCAATAGGAATATCCGTATCAATTACAACATCCCCAACCTTATCAACCGGAGTAACACCCGGTATAGGTAAGTCAATAACTGCGTCACCTTCCGCCACTCCACCAACCGGAATATCTGACACGGGTACATCAATATCACCGGTTATAACTTTGTTTCCTGCTTCATCCTCTCCGGCAGTTTGACCCGGTACAACAACATCATATGCATCCGGGTAAGTACCGCTATTTATTAAATCTAATATTGAATCCGGCACAGACAGTCCACCTAATATCTTAGGAAATATAACATCCGGCGCAAGGTCACCACGGACACCATCAACCGCTACAGTTGAGTACAAAATACGCCCCTTACAATTTACGCAATCAATTAATTGCGCTATACCATATTTATTAGTAATTCCACCATTAAATAAATATGTACCTTGCATTGCTTCAATAGCTTTACTTATACCATAACTAGGCGCATAACGATAGATAGGTTTGTTGTCAGTACCTATAGCAACTTGATAAACCATACCATTCTCCGACATTGCATTAATTGTATTATATAGCGTCCCATCCGCATTATATATATCGTAAACCAAGCCACCGGAATAATTATTATAGCCTGCATACCGCCCTTTTACAGTTGCTTTATCCGGCACATTATAGGCAGTAATATAATAATAATATACAGTGCATGGAATGTCAGACCCAGCATATGGATATAATTTAGTTTGACTTGATTGGTATTTATAAATAGTCAACGCGTTAAAATCCGTATCATCATACTTAGCTTTTATCTGCTCCATCTGTGCAGTGGTTAAATACGGCAATTCAATAGAAAGCGTATCTGCAATTGACCCCGGCGTTAATGTTGGATAAGCTTCGTGTGGTTTACTTCCGACCTTTGAGCCATCAGTTCCGGTAAACATATCCGCCGCCCATTCTTTCAACTTATGCCACCCATCCGAGCCGGCATCCATAACAATGCGTCCAGTTTCCTGCGCATCTTGTATTACATTATCTAACCATATATCAAATGTTTCATCTATACCATCCATTTCAGAATCAACCGCACTTTTCATGGATTCTAATATTGATTTTGCATCTTTTTCTATAACGTCTTTATTTTCATATGCTTCAGCAGCAGTCCAAGTTATTCCCAGCATACCTAAAAGCGTTCCCATAACTTCACTTAATGACCATAATGTATACGCCCATTCCGCCGCCTGCGCTTGCTGATAGTCACATACAACAGTTGATACAGATAAATATAACGCCATAAATATCATGCATATTCTTTTAGCAATTGTTTTCATTATGTTATCTCCTTTAATTCAAAAACTGGCATGGAAAATTCATTCCATGCCAGTCAGTTGCTAAGCGCACCTTACGCTTTACCGGTCAGCTTTTTAAACACTTTGATGCCGAATGTAACAACCATTACAGCACCGACAACGCCTAATGCAACAGGTAATACATTAGCAATTGCAGTATTGCAATTGGTAGCAACAGTTGTAAACGCTTCTGTTAATGCAGTCTGAATACCTTCCATTGTTATTCCCTCCTCTCATGCTTTTTTAAAAATCTTTATAATTCCACCGATTGCAAATGATATAACTTCACATGAGCAACCGAATAGAAAACCGCCTATAATACCCATTCCGAAGATTGTAATTGCACCATAAATATCATATGTTTGCATCTTAATACCTCACCTTATTAAACAATATTCTTGCGATAACCAGTCCACACAATACACCGATTCCAAACAATACACATATAAGCAATACTTCCATATTCCCGGCATGAGTAATTAAATCACTAGATGCAACTTCTGCAATTGTATCTGGCACTTCTGTAGTTATTACGCTCTCCATAGCAGACCTACTTTACCACAACATCAGCAACATAAGCCTTGCCATTATAGCCGCAACTATAACTGACAATAACCTCATGTCCAACAGAATCCGGCTTTATTTTTTGTGACAAATCATCAAATAAAAAAATCTTATCAGTTGCTTTACCAACGCAACCGGAAACACCATCCTGTTCCACAAAGAGTATCTTTCCAACTTTCTTTTTCATCTCTACATATCCGACTAATTTAACCATCCTTTTACTGCTCCTCTCCTAATTCAATAATATCTTTTTTGTACTTTTCCAATACTGCGGCAATCTCCGGTATAACGACCGCCTCAATAAATACCGCCTGCGATTGAGATTTTGAAGTTACAACAACCTCAAATGCCGCCATTTTTTCTTTTTCTTCACTGTTTGCCATTCTCTTTCTTTTCTCCTTTTTGACATTTTTTAAAATATTTATAGTTAACATCCAAGTAACCGCTAACATCCTTTTGATACTCTAAATCAGCACCGTAAGAATCAGCTACTTCTTGAATAAAACTATCTACTTCATCCGAGTCTATTAATGCAGTAAATGTTTTCGGTTTTGGAATCGACTTTGATACAAAATACCGTTGTTTTCCCGGAGTAACAGCACACAAATCTTTTGTTATATATTTAGTTATATAATTAGATACTTTATATGTATCAGTAACTTCTGTAGCAGTTGAAAAGCCTAGTTTCCAATCATTCAAGTTATAGACAATTTTTCCGTTATATCTTTTTCCGGAATCAGTAAACGTTAAGCCAATAGTATTACATAACAATCCGTGTATATGCCAAGCACCATCCTCATGCTGTTCAGGAACAAGCAGATATAATAAGTCATTTGCTTTACGCAGTTTACAATGATTAATCCATACGCGGACTCTTTTCATACATATTAAAAAATCGTAACGGTTTTCTATCTTATCTGGCGAATAGGTCAACGTAATAAAATATTCCCATTTACATTGTCTAGCGTACATATATAATGCCGAACGTGTACGATTGAGAGAACTATAGAGAGAATGCTCTTTCTTACGTTCAATAGCTTTTTCATCAATATCCGTATAAACACGTTGAATCTTTTCAGTAAACGGATTATAACAATATTCCGCATCATCAATACGAGGAATAAAACGACCTTGTCCGGTCTTTTCATCAATAACATAAGATGCAAACCGCCACGCTAATGCATCAGCATTTTTATCAATCATATCAGCACGATAAGAACTTTCACCGTCCAACATTGTATAAACACCTTGTTTATACGTTGCAACCTCTAACTGACCATTAGCATATTCAGTAATTTTCACATTGTAAGCCATATTTTTTCCCTAATGGTTGAAATGTGTTGCCATAGTCAAGTAGGGCAACACCCTATCACCCGGAACTAACTATTAAAATTGGGTATAAAAAAAATAGATAGTTCATAACCTTTCTTTTTGTTATAAACTATCTATTTATTTTTGTATTGCACATTAATCTATTCAGCAAAACACCCATTTTGCAAATAGTTTGTAACCGCCATGCTCAAAGATAGGAATTCAAATATCGCATGGCACAAACTACCATTCCGGCGTTGCCTACATTTTCGCAAAACTACGAGCGAGTTTTACGAATAGATAGCCTATACCCTATATATACCATACTAACACACGGAAGTCAACTTTTTTTTATCTAGCACACATAAAACAGCGTGTAAACTCTTTTATTCGCAGATAAAAACAATCTACGAATAAAACTTTTGTTTCACAAAAGCAAGGAGTTGACGCACTTTTTTATATGCGCAAAGGTAGGGAAAATCCGGGGATTTTCCCATAATAGAACCGTGTGCATCTGCACACGGTTGAAACTCATCATATAATTATTGGTTACTCGCTACCAGTAATTGACCACCACAAGAGACAATTGTATTATCTTTTTTGGATGCAAGCTATCCCACATATCAGAAAAAATTGTTGCTAGCTCCTGATGGGCGAGCTACTTCTTACATAAAAACCGAATTTAGTAAACGGTCAACCATTCGGTTGATTTTTTTTTAGATCACAAAACCAGTGTCTAAAAAAAAACGTAGCCGTTGACAAAATCAGGATTTTATATACACGGGCGAACAAGCACAGCTTAGGCAA